TCGGGACAAGCGCCGTTCCGAGGTTGGCAACTTGAATCCAGTCCCCGGGCGACAGCACCGTGCCGTCCACGTTCGACACCGCGCCGCCGATTTCCGAGGCACCAATAGTGTGCCCGCCGGTCCCGACGAACACGTAATACGTGCCGACATCCGTGGCCGTGAGTGCCGTGCTGGCTGGCAGAACATCGAGCGGCGATGTGCCGACCGTGACCAGTCCCTTCTCGACCACGGTGCCCTTGAAGGAGCGAGACTGGGCGATCAGGGTGCGGATATTTGTTTCGCTGTAGATCGTGTTCCAGTTGCCCGCGCCATCGACGATCTTCAACTCTTTCGCGTTGTTCTCGACCGTGTACTGCGCCGTGCCGAGCGGCTGCGGCGTGGTGATCAGGTTTGGATCAGCATCTGCCACCAGTGCCTTGACCAGACCGCCCGCGCCGGATGCGCTTAGCTCGCGCGCAAACTTGGTCCAGACGGTGCCGTCGAAGTAGTAAACGCCGTTGTACTTGCCGTCGTTGCCTGCGCCGTTCTCGACAACCGCAAACACGCCCGCACGGGGAGCCCCGCCAGCAAGCACTGCATACTTGGCGAGCAGCACCTGCTCCGCAGTCTGGCCCGTCGTAGCCGCCGCAGATATGGCCGTTGCGGCAAAGTGTTTGATCACCGCCGCGGCGTTGTTGTCTTGGCTCTCCCACTTTTTGCTGACCGCGTTGTACACCAGCACTTGGTTCGCAGTCGGAGAAACAGCCACCACATCCAACAGGTCGTCAATGGTCTGCGGAACGCCGTTGCTCAGATCGACAATGCGTCCCCAGTTCCCGGAGAACCGATAGATCCCGGCCTTGCTGTTGTCCGCGACGGTCTTGTCGTATCCGACAAACACCAAGTCGCCTGTGACGGGTACTCGACCACCAGTGAACATCGCGTTCAGACGATCACCGTCTGTCGCGCCCGTGAACGTCAGGAACCGCGTCGTATCTGCGGCAGCCTTTGAGATGATGCCGCCGTTCTTATCGACGTAGTCTTTGGTCGCTGCGTCGAGCGGAGAGGTGGGTGTCCGCAAGTTCAGAATGCCGAAGTTCGACATGTCCAAATTGGTAAGAACCGGGGACGGGAACCCGCCACCACCACCACCGCCTACGCCACCGCCGCCACCGCCGGAGTACATCTTGCGCCACGAGTCGGGGAGCATTGTCCCCTTGTCGGCGCGCGAGCACACCCACAGTGATTTGTTGTAGACCACCACATCGCCGACAGAGTACGACGCGCCCGGATCTGCGTAGCCCTTGAACGATCGCAGCGGCGTGCCGCCTTCCTCCTCGATCACCGAGACGTTTGCTTCCCACACTGATTGCGTGGCGGAAAGCGCCACCGCCTTCACGTAGTCCGCAAAGCCCTCGATCTCGGCCGACAGCACCTCGCCGTCCGACATGACGAGGTGGGCACCGCCCATGTCCATCTTGACGTGAACGATGGTGGCGGCATCTGCGCCCTTGGCACCGTCTCGACCGTCTTTGCCGCGCCCGCCTTGAGCTCCGCGCTGGCAGAACATCGAGCCCTTGCCGTTCCACCAGATGAACGCCGAGCCGTTGTCGATGTAGAGATCGCCGTCCTCGTAGACAGCGTCCTCGGTGCGTAGCCCTTTCCACTCCAGACCGAGCGAGCCGACGCGCTGCCAGTCCTCGCAGCCGGGAGCCTTCACCGTGTCCCTGACGGCCTTGTACACCTTGCCCAGCGCATGGGTGACGTGCGTGCCCTCGCGGTAGACCTCCTCCGCACTCCACGCCTTGGTGATCAGGCCAACGCCATCTGCGCCCTTCTCGCCGACAGGCCCCATCGGACCCGGGGGAAGCGGCACCTCGAACTCGGAGCCATCGTCCAGTTCGATGAACATCTTGGTGCCGTCAATCGACACCTGTTTCACGCTGATGCCGGGAACGCCCGCAGGGCCTGCAGGGCCTTGCTCACCGTCTCGCCCGTCCTTCCCGTCCTGTCCGATGCCCGGAGCCCCTCTGAGGCCCTCCACGAAGGCAGAATCGGCCTTCAGAGCATCGACCACCACCGCAGGGTCAATAGGTGCGGCGTCTTTGCCGTCCGCACCGTCCTTCCCGTCCGCACCATCCTTGCCGGGGATAAGAGCGATGGAATCGACGCGCTTCTGCAGGGCGACCAGTTCGTCAACGAGCGGCTCAACCGCCGCGAGCAATGACTTCTCAAGCATGTGTCTTCTCTCGCTTGTCGCGCATCATTTTGGACAGCAGGGCGGACATTACGTCGGGATCGACGCTGCGCTCTTCTTGCGTCGGCGCGTCGGTGGGCGTGTCATCGGCATCGGGTTCTGGCGCAGCAGCTGCTGCAGGTTCTGGCGCTTTCTTCGCCTCTGCCTCTGCCTCCAGCAGGTCGCCAATTTTGTCGATTGGCACCATCTGGCGCTGGAGATACGCGGTATCTCCGCCATCGATGGGGGACTGACCCTCGAGCGCACGCGCCTCGTTTGGTGTAAACAATCCGCCCTGCACGGCCTTGGTCAGGCCCTCGATGCGGCCTGTGAAATCAGTGCGGAGCAGTGAGGTGGTGTCGAGCTCCACGTATTGCCCCTCAGGAAGCCCGAAGAGCCTGTCTAGCGCACGCTCGGTGAGCTCAAGGTATGACCCTAGCGACATGGACAGGAAGTGCCGTACAAGCGTCTCTGAGGCGTTTAGGCTGGCATGCGACAAGTCGCCCACCAGAGGCGGCGGCACGCCGAACACGCGGCAGATGTCCTCCACGCTCATGCGCTGCGATTGCACCAGCTGCGCGTCCTGCGAGGCGATGCTGAGCGGCTGCCACCTCAACCCACCGGAAAGAATAGGAATCCCGCCTGCCGCGAGGCCCTTGGCCTGATCCTGCCACGCAGCCCGCAGCTGGGCCATCTGCTCCCGGGTCAGCACCTGATCGGTGGAGATCACACCGGAAGGGCGGGACATGCGCGAGAAGAACGCCGACTGGTTCTGCGACAGCGCCACGTTGATGCCGATGGCAATCGCCGCAGCCCGGATGGGCGACTCGCCGATCAGCGGGTGCCGTGGCGTATGGAATTTCAGATGCAGCACATCGCGCGCCGGGGCGATGAAGTCCACACCGCCCGGGGCTAGTGGGGAGGAACCAACCGAATAAAAAACCTCGCGGGTGTCTTCGACCACTCGGGGAGAACAGGTTCCGCGAGGAAGCAGGTGCAAGCTGTCGATCTCGCCGCGACCGTTGCGGGTAACCACCGCAAACGCCTCGCCATCGAACAGTGTCATTGCAATAAGGTTCAGCAGGAACTCAGGCCCTGTCTGGTATGCGTTGGGCGAGCGCAGCACCCGGTAAGCCGCCGAGGTGGTGATGTGCCTCGTGACGCCTGTATCGGCCCGCGCAACGTGGTGCGGATAGCACTGGGAGATTGATCGAGCGATCACCATCACGCATGCATACACCGCAGGCACGTGACGCGCACCGAAGCTGTTCACCTCAAGGTTGCGCTGCCAGCCGTCCTCAAGACCGCCGAGCGGATACATGCCGCCGAGCTCGCCCATGCCGTTGAACGGGCCACGAGATGCGCCCTCAAAGCCGAATAGGGACTTCATCCGCGCGAGCGCGCCCATTTACGCGGCTTCCGGCGGGGTTGCGTCGTCGCGGGACTTAGATGTGCGTGCGCGCTTTTTCGGCGTCATAGCGAGCGCCGTCATGTCACGGGTCATGTATCCCTGTTCGCGCTCGCCGTCGCTGGGTTCCTCGTAAATCTCGCCATATCCGGGGCATTTCACCGCATCACCCGCCTGCACCAGTGCGTCGGCGTCTTCAGCCGTGATGTACTCGGCGCGCTTGCCGCCAGCAGCGGAGGGTCGAAGGATGATGGCCATATCTGTTACCTCGGTGCTTCTTGCTGTGCGAGCCACGCGGAAAACGCGGCCTTGTCGATGTTGCAGTAACCCTTGCCCGGGTTGGTGATGCCGTGGGCTTGACAATACGTTTTTCGAAGAGCGGCCGCTGCAGTAACCGCATCAGACATGCGCCGTTTCACGTCAGGCTTTGCAAACGTCGCCGACAACGCTTTGCCGAGGCGAGCAACGTATGCTTTGTCGTTCATGCGCTTTTGTGCGGCGCTCCTGTTAGCGGCATTTGCCTTTTCAGAGTTTTTCGCCCCCACCCTTGATTTCACCCAGCGGCCAATTGCGCCAGCATTTTCGGGGGTTTTACTCCAGTGATTATCGCCCGATAGTTTTTTTACAACCTCGGGGTTCCGCATGCCATTTACGTCTCCTGTCCCGAGACCAGTTCGCGCAACAGCCATTTTTAGGCGAACGGAAGCGTTGTATCTTTTCCCGTAATTTGGGTTGTTAGTGCCACTGAGCCGCTCTCGGTCTACGTTTCTTGTCCAATGTTTGTCGCCGCCACAAGTAACGCCAGCGTCGAACCCCGTGGTTTTTTGCTTCGCCTTGTTGAAGAAGCGCGGCGATCTGGCAACGTCATGCAGGTCATGCAGCGCAACTTCATGCGCCACAGCCTCGGCGCGAGTCGGCCAGACGGCAAGGATCTCTTTCCGGTATTCAAGGTCGCGGGGAAGATGTCGGCTGCTACCAAGGTAGCGCGTGTCCTCTTCCGGCAAGCATTCGCAGGAGCGAACGCCGATGTATTCGACGCGCTCGTCAACTGGGTTGACGGCCGTCAGACGGTACGTGTAGTGCGATTTCATCTCATGCTCCCCGACATAGGAACCGACACAGGAAGAATCCCCGGCAGGGTGGGTGTCGAGTCCACCTTTTCGCCCGCTAAAGCTAGCCGAGGAGTTCATGGTACAGCCGTATACGCTGTTACGCAACCATCACCACGTGAGATTTTGAATATGGTAGACCGCAGCGTTACCACGCAGGAGTGCCCATGAGGTCGGGGCAATCATGCGCACGCCACATGTATAGGTCTGGAAAAATGACCTTGCGGTGTAGCCAGTCGTTGCCGTGCCGGTGGAACCGGAGACACCGATACCGGAATTCACCGGCACTTGGCCCGCAGTTCCCGGAGCACCAACCGCGGCTTGCGGCGAGGTGGCCGCCATGGTGGGGGCGGTTGCGTTGGCTGACGCTTCAACAACCGTAGCGATATCACTGACATCGAAGATCGGCGTGTCGAACGCGGTTGCGAACGTGCTAGCGTCGATCAGGATGGCGGTGTTTGCCGGGACGTGCTGCGAGGAGATCACTTCCATGCCCAACAGGCGGCCCGCAGCGATTTCGTCGCTGAACGCGCGCTGGCCTAGCGGATTTGTCATCATGGACACCGACAGCTTGCTGGCCGTGTTCAGGATCAGGACCGGACGTGCGCCGAGGCGAGCGTTGGTCATTGCCGTGATGGCAGCCTTGAGGTCCGCGAGGACTGCGGCTTCTCCGGAGCCTGCCGTGCCGGTGGCAGCAGTTACACCGACCAGCAGGCCAGCAGGGCGAACGCCGGTTACCGCAGCAGCAGACGAGAGCAGCGCAGCGTCGAGCACTTGCGCGTAAGCCTCGGAAAGGCCGTCGCGGATCAGTGCTTCGATGGACGGGGTGCTGCGCTCCATGATCTCGCGCGACATCGTGGTGATGGCGGCAAGCTTGTAGCGGTTCATCGTGGCCGAGCCAAAGCTGAACTGCGTAAGCGGGATAACGCCCGCCTCGCCCACCCACGCGGGCTCGCTCAGGGTGGCACCCAGCTGGTTACGCACCGGCACGGTAATCGTCGAAAATCCGCCGAACGACAGGATCTGCGAGCGGCTCGCAAGCTCTGCGGCAACCGAGGTGGCGCGCAGGCTGTTGAGGAACCCTTGAACGTCGGTTTGCACCAGTTCAGCGGCCCAGCCAGCGGTGGTGGTCATGGCCGGATTCACGGCAGCTTTCTGCACGTAGTCGAGTGCGGCGGATACGCGGTCGTCAGCCTTGTAACGCTCTTCCAGAACCTCGGCCTCGCTCTTGCGGGTTGCGTAAGCAATCGCCTTCACGGTGGCCATCTGCCAGAGCAGGGAGCCGTCGCCCTTGGCATCGCGCTTCTGCGAGATGATGCCGGGGGCACCTTCGACGGGGCGTGCGCGAGCGGCGAGTGCGGCCTCGGCCTTCTTGAGAGCGCCCACGGTGGCGGACTGCTTCTCGACCTTCGAGGAGAGCTCCTCAACCTGCACGAGCAGGGTCTCTTCCTCGGGAGCGGCCTCGAGTGCCTTGGTGGCCTCGACCAGCGAGTCCTTGAGGGATACCAGTTCCGCCTCGGTGGCGATGATACGATCTGCGATATTCATGGTTCAGTTCCTAATGGTACGCTGTGCGGACAGGATTGCCCGCTTAGCGCGTTGAAGTGTGTCTGCCGGGGTGGGGTCTGACTCGACACCCAGATCTATGCCGAAGTGCTTGGCGATCTGCATGGCCCGGGGGTGGGCAGGCGTCGCGACCAGTGAGCACTCAAGCAACTCGATTTCTTTGAAGTGAACGCCGCCCTGCTTGTTGGGCTCGCCACGGCCGCGAAAGCCAATGGAGGCGCCCAGCGGAACACCGTCCGCCAGCAACTGGCGGAACATCTGGCCAAGATTCGTGGAGGCCAGCTTGAGGTGTCCGCGCAAAGTACCGGATTTCGTCTCTAGCGAGGTCCAGTACCCGGCGATCCGGTTGGGATCGTGATTGACCAGCGCAATCAGCTTGTCAATCTGAGTCAGGGGCTCGTAGGCTGCGGGATCAATGGTGTCACGTACGCGGTCAGGAGTAGACGCCGACATCACAAACCGAGCGTCGAATTCAGACCCGGCTAGCTTTTCTACGTCTGCTAGATGTCGTTTCGTAATCATGATAAAATTCCGATACGAATATGCGAAAAATACCACACGACCAGACGAAAGTAAATGGGCTCAGCTACTTTTTTTAGCGTAGCCCAATGCCCTGAAGTCGATGTCATAGGTGTCGTTGATCAAGCTAATCGTGGCCGGCGTCAGCAGCTGGTGCGGCTCGGGGATGCATTGCGCGATCGCCAGATCCGTGCATCCAATTTCAGATAAATCACCCTGCAATGTAGGGGGTACCTTAGGGGTGATGAACTTGGTTTTCATCGGAGGACACTTAATGTCGACGACCGAGCAGAATTCTTGGATGCCAGTGGTCAGATCAGGCAGATCG